GTCAGGCATAGCAAGTACGAAACCTGCTTCTGGACGATAAGTTTCAACGCCGTACAGAGTGTCGGCAGTGAAGAGGTTTGAGAGGTACTCTTGCTTGTACTGAGTCTGAGTACGAACACCCAGTTGCTCCGCCATAACAATAGCGTCACGGTGCATCAATACAGCCGCACGTACGTCAGTAGCGCTTGAAACAGACGCGTTATCAGCCGCTGTCTCAATAACTCCACAGTTAGACGAAACGTAAACGTCGATTCCGTAGAGATTACCGATGAGGCCGCTCTCGACGCCCTTGGCGTTTACGAAGTCAGTAGACACGTAACGGTCGATACCCATGATCTGCTTACGAGCAGAAGGAGGAATGACTAAGCATCGTCCGTCCATTGGGACGTTGTTGTCGTCAAGCTTCTGAATCATAGCGCGAAGGAAAGCGTCAGTAAACACGTCAGTGTCTTCAACAGTGTCAACAGCGTATGCTGTAGCTACGCCGCCGTTGTTGTAGAAAGTAGCGCTGTTTACGTATGAAGTATCAACAGGAGTGTAAGTACGTGTACCGTCACCAAAGCCTGTAACAGCAGTGTGAAGGTCACTGTCAACACGAGTAGCCAAAGCGTATCCAGCGTCTTGAGTATAGAACTGACGCAGAGAGCTAAGAGCCTGTACTTCAGTAATGTCTTCGATTAAACGTGAGTACTCGAAGTGTCGGTTTACGTTGATAACCAGCTCTTCTTCAACATTGGTAATCAGGTTGACCTGTTGCTCTGCGGTTTTCGCAGTTGCGTTTCCGCGCAGTGGCTGTGGTACGTGAATGGTGTCACCCTTCTTGCCTGTCATGCTCATCTTCTTTACAAGAGGAGCCATCTTGAGTGACTTCTGATATGCGGCGATGATCTCGTCGCTCCAAATTTCTGGGATAAATGTAGCCGCAGAAGTGTTGGTTACGTGGTTAGAACCTAGTGCCATTGTAAAAATCTCCTAATAGATTATTTAACACGACCCTCGGAATACGCTTTAAATATTTCGGATGAAAGCGAGGCGTATCGGTCGGGGTCATTATTCATAAGTTTAATAATGTCGGCCCTTCGATAAATTTTCTTACGGGACGGTTCAGCAGATCCTCTAGCGTTACCGGTACTCGCTGACTTGACGGCTTGCTTTCTTGCCTGTTGCTCAACATTTAAAGTTTGCTGGGCAACTTGCGTACGTTCTTTCCATGTGCTGAAAAGTTCGTCTGCGGCTTCATGGTCATAGCCTTGGTCAGCTTCAACGAATAACTTAGTCCTAATATTAGACGCTTGAATCCACTCAGCAAACTTAGGATCTTGCAAAATAGTTTGCATATCCGGGTGTCGCTGTTGTAGATTAGCTAGGGCTGATTGTTTGCGGTTTTCAGTCGCGTACGCTTCAGCTTCTTTAATCTTAGGGTGATTGCTGATCGCCTGATTCACTGCACCCTGAGGGTCAGTAAAGTAGTCAATTTCATCTTGTGGCTCAACGGGTTGTTGAGGTGCTTGGGTTTCGAGTTGTGTCTGAATGTAGTTATCAACGACTTTTCGAAGTTCACCTACTTCGGAAGACTGACGACCTAAAAGCTTTTCAGCCTCTTGGTGCATCTGTACAACTTCGTCAATAGACTTACCTTGGTACTTATCAGGTAAGCTAGGGACTTCCGCAGGATCTTCTTCTTGTACTTGCTCTTGAGGTTGTTCAACCGCTTCTTCAATTGGTTGAGTCTCATCATCTTGTACTAATTCGTTGACTTCTTCCTCTTCAGGACGCTCGTCTATAAAAGTAGCTCTCGCCATTATTAAACTCCGTGGTTATTATTATCCATTATGGAGGTTTTTATTTATGGGGTTAGCCTAGGCTCCCCTCCTTATCTACCAGCTTTCTCGTGTTCACGCATCCATTTCATGTGTTGTCCCGGAAAATCTCCGGAGGCACCTTCTAAGATACACTGAGTTGCTGACATAATCTTTGTAGCGTTAGCGCCACAACCGCACCTACTGGCTGTGACGTCAC